AGTTGTCATGATGGTTCATGTAATCGCCGATAATGAAGCGACTGCTAAAACTCAACTTGATGACAAAGGTGGAATCGTCACAAAGCGTGATGTAAAATTAGTCAATACACAAACTCTCTACGGAGAAGAAAAGGAATAATAATGGCTCATTATGCGAAAGTAGAAGATGGGGTCGTGACACAAGTTATTGTTGCCGATTCTAAAGAATGGTGTCAGGCGAATTTAGGTGGCGAGTGGATACAGACTTCCTATAACACTCAAGGCGGAGTAAATAGCCGTGATGGTGGAACTGCTCTGCATAAGAATTATGCTGGAATTGGATACTCATGGGACGGCACAGGTTTTGCTGCTCCTCAACCATATCCATCTTGGACAAAGAACTCAACAACTTACCTATGGAACGCCCCAACTCCTATGCCAACAGATGATAAGCGTTACTCATGGGACGAAGATACCCTCGCTTGGGTAGAAGTAGAATAACTAAGGAGTAAATCATGGCAGGTACAACAACTAAGGGGTTTAGATACCCAACGGCGGGTGATAACCCTGCCATTCATACTGACTTCCTTAATTTAGCAACAGATATTGATAACTACTTTAATGCGCCACAAGTTACAACAAGCCTTGTATTTGAGGGTGCTACCGCAGATGCTTTTGAAACTACACTTACAGTTGTAGACCCAACGGCAGATAGAACTATTACTTTGCCAAATGTAACTGGAACAGTAGTTACAACAGGAGATACTGGAACGGTAACAAATACTATGTTAGCCAGTACATACGCAACAGATATTTCTGCTTTAGACCGTGCTAGACAAACTGCATTTATGCTTGGTGGAATGTAATGACTTTTACCTACTCAAGTGACCCGTCTACCTCAACCCGTAATAAAGTTCGGTTTCTTATCAACGATGTTGATTCTACCGATGCTCTTTTTAATGACGCTGAGTTAGATTATTTAATTGCTGAGTGGGTAGATGTATATGAAATTTGTCGTGCGGCGTGTGAAACTCTTGCTTCTCGTTTCAACCGTTTAGCAGATTCAACTTCAAAGAGCGTAGGAGACATTTCGGTATCTGAGTCGTATTCTGCTAAATCAAAACAATACACAGACCTTGCCGAGAATTTTCTTAAGCGCCGTATGCGTAAAACTCCTCCTCGTCCATTTGCCAACGCCGATTCTCTTAAATCTACAAATGACAGACTTGTTACGGATTACAATACTGATGCTTATGCTGGAATTCACGACAACCCTAACAATGTCTATGACCGCCGTATAGTTGAATAGGGGTAGCCAATGGATGCTATCTATACCAAAGTTGCAGAGTTCCTTACCGACTCTGTTGTTTTTACCGCCAAAACTTCAGTTGATAAATATAACAAACCTACTTTTAGTGGAGACACCACCGTAACTGGTCGTTTAATTTACGGACAAACAAAATCTAAAGATGTTCAAGGTCAAGAAGTTGTAGATATTGGGAGATTTATTACTAATGGTCCCGCCGCAACAATTACGGTAGGTCATAAAATGGTCGTCGGGGCGGACACCTTTACAATAAATGCAATAGATAAAATCAAAGACGAAAACGGAGCGCATCACGCCGTCATCAGATTTGGGCGTTAGACATGGCAAAGTCGTCTTTTACACTCGACTTAATCGGCGACCAAGAGTTAGTTAATGCTCTTAAGGCTGGTGCGCAAGATACCCCTCAAGCAATAGCCCAAGCAATTTATGAAGAAGCCAATGTTATTTTTGCTAAATCACAAGTTCTAGTTCCAGTAGATACTGGAGTTCTCCGTGGTTCAGGCGGAGTCTCTGCTCCACAAATGGGCAACACAGGTTATTTTGTAGATATTTTTTATGGTGGTCCCGCCGCTTCTTATGCTCTTTTTGTTCATGAGATTATTGGCAACTATCACAATCCACCGACACAGGCTAAATACCTTGAGCAACCAGTCATGGAAGCAATGTCTACAATCCAAGAAAACATAAAGGGTAGAATTATTGACATCATACAGAAAGGGCATAGAAACTAATGGCAACTATTCTTGAATCAGTAGGTGACTATTTAGTTACTAATAGCCAAGGAACTCTTGGAACTAACATCTTTTTAGGAACTCTTCCTGAAACACCTGACGCTTGTGTAGCAGTTTATGAGAACGCTGGAAATTCCCCAACATTTACTATGGGGTCAGGCGGTATCAGAATTGACTACCCAATGCTTCAAATTATCTGCCGAGCAGGTAGAGAAGATTATCCAACGGCTAGAGACAAAGCAGAAACAATTCGCGTTTTACTCGCGTCGGTGCTTGAACAATCGGTCTCAGGGGTGCATATTATGAGGATTGAACCGATGGGTTCAGTAAATATGTTAGGAGTAGACCCGAAGTACCGCCCACTAATCTCGGTGAATTTCCGATGCTTAGTGAGAATGTAAACGAGGAGCCAACGGCTCCGCAAGAGAGAGTGGTAGACCCGTATGGCAGAAACGCAACAACCGATGAGTTCCAACGATGCTGGAAATGTGACAGGCTCCTCTTCGAGAGTGCAACGCGCCCGTGGAGTATCCGATGCCCAAGGTGTAAATCCAAAAATAAATCAGGATGATTTTTTTAGGGATTTAGATTCTTTAGTTGGTTTTGATAGACAACAGACTGGTTGTTCAATCGGCAGATTAGTTGCAAAATTAGATGAACCTTTGCGTTCTAAACTTAATGAAATCATGCGTAATGAAAAAGTAAACTCTGCTCGTCTTGGCGAGGTTATGTTAGCCTACGGACTTCAAGTATCTTCTAGCGATGTTCTTAGAAGGCATCGACGAAGGCTTCTAGGTAAAGACGGGTGTAAGTGTCCGAATGAGTCTTGATGACGCTTTAGATAATCTGCTTAAGACGAGTGAGATGAACTCAGTTCAAAAAACTGAACCTCGTCAAAGACAAGCAGAGTGGATGCCTGGGGTCACTTGGCAAGGTGAAGAAGGAACAGTTACTACTCAGCCAATGGAGGGCGACAACTCTCCTGATTGGTCGGGAGTTCTTCGAATGTGGGGATTAGACCCCGAGCATTTTCAAGTAGTAGAACCAGTTCTTTTCAATGTGTGGGGCGATACTTTAGGAGTTCTTAATCGCCAATGGAAGGGCAAAGTAGTTCGAAAGGGCAAACAAGAAGTTGCCGATATTGAAGCCTTAATCGAAGAGATAAAGAAACACAAACCTCGAGAGCGTAAACCAATTACAGGTGGAGCAAGCCTTGTCGTATGTGCCGCAGATTGGCAGACAGGTAAACGAGATGGTGATGGTCTAAAGGGTTTAGTTGGTAGATGGCTCCAAGCAGTTGATGATGTTGAGTTTAGAATTAAAGAATTAAAAAAGATAGGTCGCCCAATTGATTCAATTACCGTTTTATGCCTAGGTGATTTAGTTGAAGGATGCGATGGTCACTATGACATTCAGACCTTTACAGTTGAAGTTGATAGAAGAGACCAAGTAAAAATTGCTCGTCGTCTCTTAAGAGATGCTCTTATCCGCTGGTCAAAGGTTGTCCCTAATATCACCGTTGCGGCAATTGGTGGAAACCATGGTGAGAACCGCAAGAACGGTAAAGCCTTTACAACCCTTAATGACAATGATGATGTAGCCCTAGTTGAGTCCGTTGCTGAAATTTTCCAAGCCAACCCTGAAGCCTATGGTCACATTCGTTTTGCTATCCCAACAGAGGAGTTAAGTCTTACCCTTGAGGTTAATGGAAAGATTATTGGAATTACTCATGGACACCTTGCTCGTAGCGCTGGAAGTCCCGAAGCAAAACTTCGCAGGTGGATTGCTGACCAAACTCTAGGACGCCAATCAATCGGCGATTGTGACATTTTGGTCTCAGGTCATTATCATTCATTCCGTCTAGCAGATTGGGGAGGAGTCAAATGGCTACAAGCACCAGCCCTCGACGGGGGAAGCGTTTGGTGGAGACAGTCCAAGGGGGAGGTTGCGGCTGTGGGAGTGCTGACATTCCTAGTGACCAGCGAGGGAGTCTCGGACATCCAAGTATTATGAACGACCCAAGAGATATAGCCTTATATGCCGCTGAGTTGGTCTCAGGAGAGCGTCAGGACGCCTATGGGCATCCGCTCGATAACTTTACCCGTGCCTCAAAGATATGGTCTGTAATCCTCGGCTGTGAGGTTTCTGCCGAGCAAGTTGCCCTCTGTATGGTTGGAATGAAGATAGCCCGTGAAGTCAATCAATCTAAGCCCGATACGGCGGTAGATGGTATTGGCTACTTCTTAACCCTTGGAATGATTCAAGAAGAGCGCTTAAGAAGAGATAATATCTAACCCCAGTTGTGATATACTTGCCTTGTCCTGAGAGGAGACAAGATGGCAAGACCAATTGAGAGTTCAAAGCCATGCTCTAAGTGTGGGCGCATAACCGTTAAGTGCGAGTCCAAAAGCGGTAAATTTTATATTGGCAACATTGAGATTGTAAGTAGCCAATATGCTGATTACGGCGCTCGGGGTAAGGCTATCTATCCAGCCCATGAGTGCGATGAATCTGAGATTACTAAGTATCAAGCCAAGGTTTCAAAAGATTTGGCTGAGGGTGCAATTGTCAAAGGTCAAAAAGTTGTCGTTGTCAAAGGTCGTAAAGTAGCCAAAGGAACTGAAGGAGAAATCTTTTGGTTAGGTTATGAAACTTGGAACGGTGAGTCAATCTTAAAGAGGGTAGGAATTGTTACTGCCGTGGGTGAGAAGTTGTTTGTAAGTTCAGAGTATGTAGAGGCTCAGAAGTCCTAAAAAGCAATACGCTATACTAAACCTAATGTGCGCTTAGTCGCCTGAGTTTTTCGTCTCTTCCGTGTCCGAGTGACCTTGACGGTCACTCGGGTTTTCTATGTGCCGTCACGGAGGAGGTTTTAATGGCTCGTTATAGAGTCTTACAGGGTATTGATTACCCACCTAATAAACGCGCTGAAGTTGGGGATGTTGTTGAAGATATTCCAGCCCAGTCAGTCAAGTGGCTTTTAGATTCAGGAATCATTGAAGATACAGATAAGCCAGCAAAGAAAATTGAAAAGTCTGTTGTTGAAGAACCTAAAGCCGAACCAGTTGCAGAGGTTGTAGAAGAACCTGTTGTTGCAGATGGTTTTGACGCCGATGCCACAGATGGCGATGGCGATGGATTCTTACAAGACGGAACCCCACATCAACGCCCAGTTGAGGAGAAATAATGCCTACATTCGCCCATGGTAAAAATGTCAATGTATTTCTAAATGAATTTGATTTTTCTACTTATTTTAATGATGTTAGCGCTTCAACAAGTGTTGATACCGCTGAGACAAGTGCCTTTGGTACAAGTGCTAAGACCTACATTGTCGGTCACCGAGACGGAACAATCTCTCTTTCAGGGATGTTTGAAGGAACCGCCTCCACAGGAACAGATGCTTTTTTTGCAACCGCTCTTGGTTCCTCTACAAAAAATAAAATAATTGTTGCTCCCCAAGGTAATTCACTTGCCGCAGGAGCAATTATGTTAGTTGCCGACGATACATCCTATGAGGTCTCAAGTGCCATCGCAGATGTCGTCCAAGCAAGCGCAGAATTCCAATCAACAGATGCGGTTGAACACGGGAAAATACTTTCCTCGGGTGCGGCTATTTCTGCGACTGGAAATGGAACAGGCGTAGATAACACCACTTCCTCCACAAATGGCGGAGCGGGATTCTTGTCAGTTCCAGTTAATACCCGTAACGGAACAATCGGCGTAAAGGTTCAACACTCAGCAGATAACTCAACTTTTGCTGACCTTGTATCTTTCACAACCGTTACAAGCACTCAGAAAACCTCAGAAAGAGTTGAGGTTGCAAGCGGAACAACAATCAATCGATACCTACGAGTTGTATACACAGTCGCAGGTTCATCAGGCTCGGCTACCCCTGTGGTGGCTTTTACTAGGAGGTAAAAAAATGCCAACATTTAGACATGGTAAATCCACCGTATTCAAGGTAGACAACAACGCTGGGTCACTTACCGATATTAGCAATACCCTTACAGATGTTTCATTCCCACAATCAGTAGACACAGCCGAGACCAGCGCTTTTGGTTCCTCAGCAAAATCTTATGTAGTTGGGCTAACAGATGCAACGATTTCAGTATCAGGTAACTTTGATGCAACAGTTGATGCTCACCTAGCGGCTATCGTAGGAAAAGCAGACTCAGTTTCATTCGAGTACGGTCCTGAAGGTTCAACTGCTACTTACACAAAGTACACAGGAGAAGCACTTCTAACCTCTTACGAGAAGAGTGGTGCTATCGGAGATGTAGTGACATACTCAGCCGAGTTCCAAGTAACAGGCGCCGTAACACGCGGTACCTACGCTTAATAGGAATTGTTTCAAAAAAACTAAATAATTTATCGTGACCAAACCTAGTGTCCCAAGGAGAAAAAATGACAGATTTACGCGGAAAGATATTTGAAGCAGACGACATTACGAAGGAGTTACTGCAAGTCCCTGAGTGGGGCGTTTCAGTAGAAATTCGTTCTATGACGGCTGGACAGAGAGCAACACTTACTGAGGGGGCAACCTCGGCAGATAAGGTGGATGTTTCTAATATGTACGCAAAGACTGTTATCGCAACTGTGTTTGACCCTACAACGGGTTTACCAGTCTTTACCGAACAAGACCGTGAAGCAATTCTTTCTAAGAATGGCGCAGTCATTGAGCGTTTGGCAACAAAGGCTCTTGGCAGTTCAGGTTTAGGCGAAAAGGCGGTAGACGAAGCACAGGTACGATTTCCTAAAGAATCCTGAGAGACGGTTTCTTTTTGAACTAGCAGAAAAGTTAGGTAGGACGGTGGGAGAACTTCTTTACGGAAGTAAATCCCACCGCCCACTTAGCAGTATGGAATTGACCGAATGGAACGCTTTCTATCTTGTAAAAGAAAAGGAACGCGAGAAAGCCGAGAGAAGAGCAAAGGCTAGGAGATAAATGGCTGATTCACCAACCATGGAAGTCCGCGCTCGCCTCACCGCTGATTCTGCTCAATTCACAAAAGGTTTAGAAGATGCAACAAAAAGTGCTGAAACTTTCCAAGGCGCGGCTAGAAAACTTAATGGAAGTTTAACTGCGCTTGGCGGTATTGCCGCTGGTACAGCAATTGCTTTAATTGCTTTTGCTACTAAATCATTTAGAGCCGCCGCTGAAGTTCAAGAGTTAGATATTGCTTTACAGGCTATTGGTCAGTCCACCCGCTACGGATATACCCAACTTTCTATTGCAGTTGAAGAAATTAAAAATGTTGGAATATCCGCGGTGGGCGCCCAACGAGCGGTTATCAAACTTGCTCAGTCAAATGTTGATTTGGGTAATGCTACTCAATTAGCCACAGTTGCCCAAAATTTATCTGTTACAGCAAGTGTAAGTTCTGCTGATGCTTTACAAACTTTAATCTTTGCTATTACAACTGGGCAAACAAGAATGTTACGCCAAATTGGTATCACAACTGGGGCTACCGAGGCTTTTGCTATCTATGGACGGACAATAGGTAAGAGTGCTAGTGAGTTAAATATGGCTGAAAGACGCCAAGCAGTAATGAATTTTATTCTAAAAGAGGGAACAAAAGTTCAAGGTGCTTATGCACTAGCAATACAAAGCCCTTCTCGAGCATTAAAGGAACTAGGAGACCAAACTAGAAAAGTACAAGAGGCGGTAGGGTCAAGATTACTAAATGCTTTTAGTTCAATAATTTTATCTACTCTTGCTTTATCTACTAAATTTACAAAAGCCTCAGAAGGAACTGGGACTTTTTCTAAATTCCTTGACGCTATGGAAAAAGTATTAACTAAATTAGCAGACCCATTTGCAAAATTACTAGACGGCATTGGCAACTTTATTGAGAAAATAGATAAAAGCAAAACAAGCGTGAATGAAATTGCTGGCACCATGGAAAAAGTTTTACCAGTTGCCGCCGCGTTTGCTACTTTTTTTGGAATTAAAGCGGGTAAATCTTTAGCCCAAGCCGCTCCTTTTTTCCAAGGGTTTTTTCAAACACTAGCAAGATTTAATGCCGTTTTTACATTATTAGTTTTAGCCGTTACATCTCCTCAAATACGAGGCGCATTGGGACAATTAGTTACTGCTTTTGCACCATTACTACCAATACTTAAAAAAGTTTCAGCAGTATTTACAGAGGTTTCTGCCCTAGCAATTGGTGTTGTTGCAAAGGCTATAAGGCTTGTTGCTTCAGTAGTCACAGCATCTATTAGTTTTATTCAAAAATATGTTGAAGTATTCAAAGTCTTAGGAATTGTAATTGGAGCAGTTGCACTAGGTTATGGCGCATATAGAACAGCCATAATACTTACCACCGCGGCAACAGCAATTTGGGGAACCGTTACAGCGGGAGTCACAATAGTAATAAATGCTTTAAGAAGTGCGGTGGCTATATTAAATATGACCATAGCCTTAAACCCTATTCCGCTCTTTATTGGAGTAATTGTTGCCTTATTAGTGGCTCTTGGTTATTTAATTAAAACAAATAAAACCGTAGGTGATGTATTTAAGACAGTCTTTAACTTTATTGTCAAAGTTGTAATTAGCGTCTTTGCATACATTGTAAAGGCTATCGGCTATGTAATAAAAGCCTTTGCTTCAATTATACGAGTTATTGGTTCTTTTGCAGAAGTAGTTGCCATGGTCTTTGAGTTCGTAATTGACATTATTCTTACTTGGTATAAGTTTTTACTTAAGGCTATTAAATTTGTTGTTGATGCTTTTATTATGTTTATGGAAGCCCAAGGAACTCTTTACGATGTAGTTAAAACTATATTCAATGGAATCATTAAAGTAATTTCTTTGGTTGTTGAAGGCATAGTTAGAGTCTTTGCATTTATCATTGGTGCCGTTGCTGACCTAGTGGGGGCATTTAATGATTTGTTTGGCGGAGTTAAAAACATATTCCTAAAGATTCTATCGGCTATTGGAAATGTAGGCGAAGGAATTTTTGGTATTTTAGATGATATAGCCCAAGGAGTAGGTAAATTTCTTGGTTTTGTTTTTGACAAATTAACTGGATGGATTAAATCGCTTGCGGCATTATTTGAAAAAATTCCTTTAGTCGGCGCTCAAATTTCAAGCGGTATAAAAAGCGGTCTTGCCGCTGGTCAAGCATTAGTTACAGGTTTTGCATCCACGCTTGTAGGGTTTGGTAAAACAGCATTTGATGGAATCCTTAGCGGGGTAACAAAAACAGTTAATGGAATATCTACTGTTGGAAATGCAGTTGAAAAAGGATTAAGGGCAACAGAGAAAACTCTTACTAATTTTGCGGTTAAAGTTCAGGAGTTTGGAAATAAAGATAATGGTGCCAAACTTATTGAAGGTTTAGTTGGTGGAGCAAAGACAGCATCAGCCGCTTTAGGAACAATGATTGACGCCCTTGGTGAAGCAGTTAAATTTGATTTTGCAGGAACAGTAGGAAAATTTATTGATAGCGTGGCTGATAAGGCTGACGCGGCTGGTGATTATTTAATTAACCTATCAACTCAAATGTTAGCGTTTGCAGATACAACAGATTTTGCTGGCAATGTTGCAGATGGCATTGGTGACTTTATTGGAAAAATTCAAGCCAGCCTTAAAGAAGGTCTTGGCTTTGGAGACATTCTTAAAAAAGAAAAAGATAAAGCGGCGGCGGCTGGTGGTGGTACTAACGATGATGCCTTGGGTAGTATTCAAGACCAAGCAGATTTAATGAAAAAAATTCGTGAAGCAATGACCGCTGGTATTCAATCAATGAGTGATGTTCTATCAGACTTACAACAAGCGGCTAAAGATTTTGCAGATTCTCTTAAAGACACCATTATGGGTTTTGCTGGACTCAAAGGTGTAGAACTTCCTGATGGATTTATTCCTAAAGCAAAATCTCTTATTGAAAATATGCAAACTCGTCTTAATAAGAGCCAACAGTTTGCTACTCAGATAACTCAACTACAAGCCCTTGGTTTAGATGCAACTGCAATTAAAGATTTAGTTGAATCAGGACCAATCAAAGGCGCTCAAATTGCTGCGTCAATTCTTGGCGGAGGCGCTGAAGCAATTGCACAAATCAATGAGATTCAAAAATCAATTGCATTTACAGGTGCGGCAATTGGTAAGTTTGGTTCAGAGGCGGCGTTTGGTCAAAAGATTGCAAGCGCTCAGGCTAGCATTGCTCAGATTACAGGTGCCGAAGCAAGTTTTAGGGGTACTGGTGGAAACAATATAGTTATTGAGCAAGGCGCGTTTGTAGTCAATGTTGATACAACAGGTGCCGCAGACCAAGGTGAAAAGGCTGACATAATCACTAAGAGAATTCAAGAAACATTCGCTATCTTGGCAAAAGAATTGGCTAACAAATAATGGCTACCTATGTACTTCGCCCTAACGCAAACTGGAATAACGCCGCTTCTTTTACTATTACAGGTGGCTCGGCTTCAGTTCACGCGGCGCTTGCCGATAATGATGATGCAACAAAAGTTAAGCGTACTAGCACAACAGTTCCTATTTCTTATGAGGCAGAGTTTGGAACAACAACTTTAGCCGCTACTGAAAAAGTTGCCTATGTCAATCTTCGCGCCCGTGCCGTAATCGGAACTACTGGCAGTATTCAGTTGAGCCTTGGAGTTATTACAGACCGAAATGGTCGCACCGTGAGTTACTCAGTTCCATTTACAAAGGCAAACACTTTACCTATTACAACTCTTGATACTGGCTTAAAACTTACAACCGCTCCAAATGGTGAGGCTTGGACTCAGACTCTCATTGATAATCTTGTTGTTAAGTTTACGGATAACGCAATAATAAGCGGTGACCGAGCAGACCTTGTTGCTCTTTTTGTTGATGTAGAAACTACAACTCAACCAACCGTAACAGTCACAGCGCCAACTGGAACTATCACAGATACTACTTTTCCTTCTGTTACTTGGACTTATGCTGATGTAGATGGTGACCCACAAAGCGCTTATGAAATTAAAATCTTTGACGCCGCTACATACGGTGGCTCAGGTTTTGACCCTGCAACAACAACCCCATCAGTAGAGACTGGAGTTGTAACTTCAGGTAACGACGGGCAAACGCTTGAGGCTGACTTAGCCGATAGCACAACTTATAGAGCCTATGTGCGAGTTGCTCAATTATTAAACGGTGCTGATTACTTTAGTGATTATGCTTATAGTCAATTTACTATTGATGTTGATGCTCCCTCTACACCACTTATTACCGCTTTCTACGATACCAACATTGAGGCAGTAACCCTTACAGTTTTTGGTAGAACAAATGTTCTAAGCGCTAACCAAGCCTCCCTTGAAACCAATACAACTGGTTGGATTGCAGTAACAAATTCTTCAATTGCTCGTTCAACTGCTCAATTCTCTGATGGCACAGCCTCACTTGCAATAACAGCAACAGCATCAGGAGATGCCACGGCATCAACAACTACTGGTACAAAATTTATAGTTTCAGCAAACCAAGAATTTTCTGCTATTGCAGATTTTAAGGCAGGGAGTACAACCCGTGATTGTGCAGTTGGTATTCGCTATTTGACTTCAGCGGGTGCAACAATAAGCACGACTTTTGGAACATCAGTCAGCGCAACCAGTTCTGCTTGGGCAACAGCGAGTGCAACAGTTTTAGCGCCCCCAACCGCTACCCATGCTCAAGTTTTTGTAAAAGTTATTAGCGCAAGTGCAAGCGGAGTTCATTATGTAGACAAGATTGCTTTTCACTCAGGTAATGAGCCTGTCTTTACCCGTGGTGGGTTTTCAGAATTCAAATTTGATGTAGAGCGTTCAGTAGATGGTGGAACTATATTTACCGCTATCCGTAACAGTCCAGTTACGGCTGATACTTCACAAATTGCTCAAATTGACGATTATGAAATTCCTCTTGATACAACAATCCAATACAGAGCGAAAGCGAGGGCTGATATTTAATGGCTACTATTTCTTCAGGTTACACATCCTCTTCTCCTATTCTTGTTCCTAATCCTCTAAGTTGGTCTTTTGTCGCCCCCGATGATGATAATATAAAAGTTGTAGGGGTTAAAGTTCAACAACCTTTAAGTCAAACTATTGTTGAAGCCTATGGAGTATTCAAACCCCTCGGTGCATCTAAGTCAGTAGTTGTAGCCCAATCTATTTATGGTATTGATGGTACCTATGAGATTACAGTTCAAGGAGAAGATGCTTGGGATGAGTTATACCCAGTTCTTGTTTACCAAGGAACTCTATTAGTACGCGACCCGCTTGCTCGTCTAAAGTATGTTCGTTTTGTAGATAGAAACTGGACAGAATCAGGAAATATAGACAGTTTAATTAGAGTTGTAAAAGTTACTTACTTTGAAGTTGATGCCCCATAATGTATGCAGTCTCGGCTTTATTCAAAGAAACCGTAAAAAAATCTCATGTAACTAAAGTAAAGGTTGAGGTCTTTGATGTCTCAAACGGAACTATTATTAGCACCGCTCAACCAATTTCAGGAAGCGTAAGTATTGATAACCGCCGTTCAGTTCGGCGCGAGTGTTCCCTTGAGTTCATAGATAAAGATGGAACCTTAGTCCCACAAAACAATAGGTCGGCAATCTTTCTGCCATATAACCGAGAAATAAAAATTTACCGCGGGGTTGTCTTTCCTGACGGCACCGAGGAATTAGTTCCTCTTGGAGTGTTTGTAATTACGGGTGTAGAAATTACAGATACAGCCCAAGGTGTAAAAATTGCAGTCAAAGGCTCTGACCGAAGTTTGCTTCTTGCTCGGGCTAAATTTACAAACCATGAGTTCTATATTGCAGATGGCACAGCCAAAGAAACCGCTATTGAACAAATTTTGAAGTTTAGGTACCCGCAAGTTAAAACAATCTTTCCTGCTACTGGACAAGTTACAACTTTGCTATATCCAACCCTTGACCAAAGTTCTGACCCATGGCGCGAGGCTTTGAAGATTGCTGAGTCCGCTTCTATGGATTTATATTTTGATGAAAACGGTACAGCCCGTATGCGACCAATTCCTGACCCTGACTTGGGTTCACCAGTTGCTACATATACCGACGGCGCTGATTCAATCTTAATTCAAATCAACCGTTCTCTTAGTATTGATGAGTCCTATAATGGGGTTATATTTACAGGAGAGGGAACAAACTTATCTATTGGTGTAATTGGTGAAGCCTTTGACGATAACCCGAGTTCACCTACCTACCGCAAAACCTACGGTGAGGTTGTAAAGTTTATGAGCAGTCCAACGGTGCTAACAGTTGCCGAGGCAACCGAGGCGGCTAAGGCTGAGTTAAAGAAAGTCATAGGCTCAACCGAGAAAATTACATGGGACCAAATAGTGAACCCTGCCCATGATGTTTATGACCTAGTAAAAATCACCCGCACTCCAGTTGGCGTAGACAAAATTTTGACCCTAGACTCAATCACGATACCCCTAGATGCCAAGGGTACGATGAACGCAATTGGCAGAAGTAGGAGATTCTGATGGACTTGGCTTACCTTGTTAATCAAATAAAAGGCGATGTCAGTTTGCCAAATCTACGGCTCCGCCAAGCAAAAGTTGTGACTGTAAATGTCAGTCCCGCTTCTCTTGATGTTCAAATTGCTGGAGGTGCAAACACTTTGCCTTCAGTCAAATATCTGAGCAGTTATAGCCCAACGCAAAATGACACAGTTTGGTTAATATCATTTGGCGCAGATTTGTTAGTCATTGGGAAACAAGCATAATAACCGTGGTTCATAAACCATAGGTTAGAATTTATCCACCTACTCTTAGGAGAATATAATGGACAGTAAAATTAAAGCAATGCTCGCTTCGTATGGACGGTCATTCCTAGCGGCAGTAACAACAGCCTTCATGATTACAGGCGGGGACATCCTTGCTCTTGATGGCGATGCACTTAAAGCAATTTTAGCGGCTGGCGTTTCAGCCGTACTCCCCGTCGCCATCAGAGCGGCTAACCCTAAAGACCCTGCGTTTGGCAAAATTGCCGACGGAGTAACAGATGCAGTAGTCAAAAAGATTACAGCCAAAAAAACAGCAAAGAAGAAATAAGTGTCAGTTCAAAAAGTCCTACTAGCGGCTAAAGCCGAAGTCGATGCTGGATACCGAGAAGGTACTAACAACGATACAAAATTTGGTAAATGGTATGGACTCAATAATCAGCCTTGGTGCGCCATGTATGTTTCATGGTGCTTCAAGGAGGCTAATCTCTCTGACCTGATTGCGGCTGAATCTAAAAAAGGTTTTGCTTCATGCGATGCTGGTTTGAAATGGTTTGCAGGTAAAGGTCAGTTGGTTCCAGTTGGACAAGCCAAGGCTGGAGATATTGCATTTTTCCAGTTTGATGATGATGCTCAGGCAGACCATGTTGGTATTGTGAAATGGAACAACACAACCTTAAAGTATCTACAAGTTTACGAAGGTAATACAAGCGGTGATGGAAAGGGCAGTCAATCAAACGGAGACGGCGCTTTCTTAAAGAAAAGAAATTACAAACTAATCATGGCAGTTGTCCGCCCGAAGTACGAGGCATAAAAAATGAGCGAAGAAGTAAAGCCAAGTTTAGGAGAGATTATGCGTCGGCTTGATGACCTGACCATGGAAGTCAAGCAGATGAATCTGAATGTCAGCCAAACTTATCTTCGCAAAGATGTTTACGACTCGGACTCTGAAAGAGTCACTCAAGCCATGAACCACATTACAGACCGTCTTGAAAAGATGGAGAGTCGCTCCGAATGGGTTATCCGTACCGTTGGAGCGCTCTTTATCTGTACGGTTGTCGGTGCCTCAATGTATGTTGGACAAGTTATCGGGTTGTAGGGCTTGACAATCTAAACCCCAGTTTAGTACCCTCTCCTATAACGAGAGGAGTCCACATGGACAACGCATTATCAGTAACACCAGTAGATGATTTTGAAATCATCGAGGAACCAGCCCGTGAGCCATTCGTCGTAGATGACGATTCAAAAGCAGATTGGGCAATGAGAAAACTTGCATCCATTCGACGCAAGCAATTAGATAACAAAGCAATCTTTGACCGAGAATTACAGAGGGTCTCAGAATGGCTAGAGAAGGTCAATACAGACCTTGAAAGAGATGCTGAATGGTTTGAAGCGAACCTACGCCCATACGCCCTTCAGGAGCGCTCTAAAGACCGTAAAAGCATACTCCTGCCCCACGGCACCATTAAAACTATCTCAGGTCGAGTTAAATTCGATATTGAGGACGAATCTAAGTTCCTTGAATGGGCTGAGACCAATGCCCCTGAATTAGTCCGAGTTAAAAAAGAAGTTGATAAAAAAGCCCTAGGTGCTTTGAATCAGTCAGAAGATAAAGTAATATCAACCCAAGGCGAAATTGTTCCTTCAGTCAAAGTTGTACCCGCTGAAGTTTCAGTCTCGTTCTTAATAGCAGAGTAGAGAGAGGAAACATGGAAAACAAATTACCTATCGCTCAAGCATTGAGTGAAGTTATGAAAGCGGTGGGAGCAATCGCAAAGAAGGACAAGAACACAGCCCAAGGATTTAATTTCCGAGGAATTGATTCTGTCGTTAATGCGGTATCTCCAGCACTTCAAAAGTTCGGTGTAGTCGTGGTGCCTTCAGTTGAAGAGTACGACTATCAAACAGTTGAGATTGGACGCAACCGAACAGCAATGGGTCATGTCAGAGTTAAAGTGACCTACACATTCATTGGAGCAAACGGTGATTCACTAAAGGCAACAGTTGTTGGAGAAGCAATGGACTCAGGCGACAAGGCAACAGCCAAAGCCATGTCAGTTGCTTTCCGTACTGCCTTGCTTCAATCGTTATCACTACCAACCGATGAGGTAGACCCTGATGCACATTCTTATGAACGCTCAAGTTCTGAAGATGTTTTAGCATCCGAAGCAGTCATAGCAAAAATTAACCAATCGACCACGATTGAATCTTTATCCGAGGTCGGTCAGTACATAACCGCGAACAAGGACGCCTACCCCGTTGGACTTCTTGACCAATTCCGTGCCAAGTTCAAAGAGCAACAATCTAAATTGAACCCACCGAAGTTGGAAGAGGTAATCGAAGATGTCAGCACTATTGAACCAGCCCGAGTTACCGTATAACGGAACTTCAGGGCATAGCGGAACCGAGACTTCTAAGGAGCGAGCGCTTCATGCAGATAGGTCAGGTAAGACTGCCCTGCGTCAAGCGCAAGCCTTGAACCTTTTATCTCAACGAGAGATGAGGGGTTTAACTTGGAAAGAACTTTCCGAGATAACTGGACTTCACCACGGAACCGCTTCGGGTGTATTGTCTGTTCTTCATAAAACTGGACGCATTGCTCGACTTAAAGAGGCTCGAGATGGTTGCAAGATTTATGTAGATGTTAGTTGTATTGAGAATCGAGTTATTGAAAGACAAGGACGCAAAAAATGTTGTCCGCATTGTGGAGGTAATTTGTGAGCATTAGGTGGATAACAAAAGTTTGGGCTGATTCGCCCTACGACGGAACCCGTCTACTTATCCACCTAGCGCTCGCAGATATTTCTCATGATGATGGTCGCTTTTTTGCATCTCAAACTAATCTCTCAACCAAAGGTCGATGCTCTGTTGAGTATGTCCGAAAGGTTATCAACGAGATGATTGCCGACGGACACTTGAAGATTATTACTAAGGGAAACTCCCGTGGCAACGCAACTGTCTATCAGTTGTTATGGAAGAAACTACCCAACTATGTTGGGGAGGAACAAAGTTTAGGGGATGTAGAACTCCCCAACTCAGATACCCACAACTCCCCAACTTTAGAGGTCTCACTCCCCAACTCCACTCCGTACCATCCGTCCTATACATCCGTCCTATCTACAACAAAGAGCGACGAAACTGCTATCGCAGTTATCGCGGTCTCTGAAGCAGTTGCTAGAAAATGGTGGGAGAAGCAAAGAGTTAAACCTTTAGGCAAAAGTGCGTGGCACTCACTACTGGCAATCTGCCAAGCGGCAGAGAAAAGAAACTACACAGCCGAGCAGATTGAACAGGCTTTAGATTACATAGGGACAGTCCCTTCAATGCGTCAGATGGATTTAGTTCTCAGAGGAGTAGGAGTAAAAACAAAACATGAACAATCAGCAATTAGAGCAATCGACTTGGCAGAAAAGTTCCGCAATGAATCTATCTGACCTAGCAATCCTTTTAGGATTTATTGGAATCTATGACTTGCGAATTCAGGTCGATGAGTTAAAGGTTCGAGCATGGGCTGAGTCTTTGGATACAGATGTGCCTTTAGATGAAGCAAAGAAAATTGTTTCTTGGCATTACTCAAACCTTGACACAGCCATTACTCCATCGCACATAAATCGGGAGTGGCGTCGTAGACTAGCCGACTCGAGAGAACGCGAGCGCGGACGCCAAATGTCTTTAGAGTGGGAGAAAAAAGAAAAAGAAAAAGCCTCTCCTGAAGTTGTAGCAAAAATTAAAAAAGAATTATTAGATAAATTGAACAGAGGTCAAGATGCTCCGTTGGAAAATGATAATGGGACGGTGGCACCTAACTCATGAGGATGTTGCGATTTGTAGGTTGGTACAGCAGATGGCGATTCAAACGGAGTCAGAAGTATGCCCTGCTTGCTTGGACGCCATCGCAGATGAAAGACTCCAATGGCAAAGCCTAAACCTAACCGAGTATCTGAAGAAACTCGATGGGTTGTCTTAGCCCGTGCTTTCTATAAGTGTGAAAGATGTAATCGAGATTTCTTAGGTTTTCCAATGTCAGTTCATCACAGGCGACCTCGAATGATGGGTGGCTCAAAGAATGAGATGCTTCATGAATCAGCGAATCTAATTGTTCTTTGTGGTACTGGAACTAGCGGTTGTCATGGATGGGTCGAGTCAAACAGAGCCAAAGCCCGTGAACTCGGATACCTAATTCAAAAGATTGAATCGGCTGAAGAGATTCCATTTCAAGACGAAACTGGTGCTTGGTGGAATATTGACAACTACGGGCAGAAAACACAACTGGACATGATTAGGAGTAACCCTCATGCTTGAGCCATGGAATGTTTCTGTCAGATTGATGAAGCCGAGCAGACGATTTATCGTCTTGAGTTCAACCAGCGTCCTTGGACGACTAATGCTGAACGGGCTGGCAACCGATGGGAGCGAGCAAAACTCACAAAGGAATGGCGAGCGGGTTTTCAACTCTTGGCTAAATATGAGAAGATTCCCCCTATGGCGTGGATTACCGTTACGGTGGAACCACATCAGAAAGGTGGTCGCTTACAGGATGTAGGGGCGTGTAATCCCTCAGCAAAAGCGGCGATTGATGGACTCGTAGACGCGGGAGTTCTTCCCGATGATTCTTCGCAGTTTGTTAAATCTTTAATTTTTCTGCCACCAAGGAACGATAAAAATTCGTTAGTTATTTACATACGAGGAGTAAAGAAGGAGAGGACATTTTGAACTGGAATTTAATATGGACAGTTGTAGGAATAGCGGTTGCTAGTTTTTTCATACTGCCTTTTTATATTGCGATGTTAATTGCGTATAAGAAATCAGTTATGAAAATTGAATTGGAATTTGTCGCAACGGCAAACCACATTCAGAAGAAGGTCAAGTTTGATGATGCAGTCGAACGCCTGTTCGAAGAGGGAGAAGTTATATGAGTACAGTAATGGAAGCGACAGAGTTAGATGGCAAAGGACTTGGTGAGGTTAAGTTACTTACCGATGCTATCCGTACCCATCAAGTACAGATTCAAGATTTAGGTAAACGCCGTAAGCAGTTGATTCTTCGATTGCGTAAACAGCGCATTACCTACCGTGAAATTGCTGAAGCCATGGGAGTATCTGAGCAGTTGATTTACAAAATCATCCGCAATGATATTTCTCGTACACCTGAGTACGACGCTCAAGGTAACTTAGTTCGCAGACGAGGACGACCAGCGAAACAACTTGCTTAATGAAATTTATAGAGTTGTTCGCAGGAGTTGGTGCGTTCAGACTCGGACTTGAAAGAACAGGTCATGAGTGTGTGTGGGCTAACGAATGGTTAGAGAGACCTAGGAGTATTTATGCCCGAAATTTCGGAGAACAACCCGACGGACGAGATATTAGAAATGTTTCCGCTGGAGACATTCCTGATGCCGACCTCCTCGTTGGAGGATTCCCTTGTGCGACTTTTTCAATTGCAGGAAAGCGAACAGGATTTTCCTTGGATGACACCCGAGGGACACTCGCTTTTGAGATGTTTAGACTCGCAAGCGAAAAGTCAATACCGTATCTTCTCTTTGAGAATGT